GCTTTAGGTCTCCAATTACTTTCTTTAGTCCATAGCTTCTCAATACACTTGAACTCTTTATATGAGCCTATCTTTATATGAGCATATATTTTATAAGCATCAATAGCGTTTATATCAGCATTAGCCGGAACTTTCTGTGAATATAGGCAGCCTAAGAATAGGCATAGAGCTACCCCTAGATTACGCAGCTTGCCCGCGCTATCGCCCTTCGGGGCGCTGCCTGCGCGCAGTAATCGTACCGGCATAGTCAAGCATTTAGCTAAATTGTGGATAACTTGAGCAAGGCTTGGGCGTGTTGTCCACAGCTTTTTACACCCTGTGGATAACTTAATTGCGTACCTGCCGGGCATTAGCTACGTCTACCAACGTTATATCTAGCAGCCCGCATCTAGTGCATTGTAGGCATTTAACGTTAGGTGGCAGGTGGTCAGATACCACGCGCTCTAGCTGTAACGTAACTGTCTTGCATTGTCTGCATTTAGCCTCAATATAAAGCATAGTTTTTAACCCCATTATCTAATAATTATTGGCTTGAAATATGGAAAGAAATCAGAGGCATTTACAAATACATATAGCTTTTTTAGTTCATCTTGGCCCGGGAAAGTGTACATAACAGGCCTTAAATCACGCAGCATCTCTACGTTTAGCATTAGTAAACCGTCCTCATACCTAATTAAAACCCTGTGGTAAGAGTCTGGTAAATCCCTGTGTAAAGGCAGTAAGCTCATCTGTTGCACCTTTGTAAAAGGTATGGGATAAGGCTCACTACTTGGTTTATCTGCCCATTTAATCTCTAAATCGCCTATGTAGTTTTCACGGCCTAAACCCTGTATTTTGTTTATGTGGTAGTCAGTAAAGTAAAACTTAGGCGTAGGGGTCAATATCCACGGGTATTTAGACATTAAGTAGGCCGCCACTTTACTTTGGCGGTCTTGGCCCTGTTGCGTTTCTTTAATTGGCTGCACGGCTAGCCCTCTCAGACTCACTTAATAGCTCATCTGGTACAGGCTCACGCTCTGCTATCGGGTCAAGGTTACGCCCGGCCTCTAATAAAACCTCTGCGTGGTCATCTGGCCTTAGCCATTTATCGCCATATTGCCTTAGCCATAGTGGCTCACATTGATTAGCTTTGACTTTATGAGGGCATAAATAGCCTTTATATGGTTTATTAGTCTTGTTTGACGTGCCTTCAATTAGCACTCTATGCCCGTGTTTACATATTGGCGGCTCTGGCATTACCTCAGCCCCTAGTTTAGCCTTTAGGGCGCTTATTGACTCAGCGGCGCTAGGTACTGCCCCGCCTGCTCCGCGTGTCTGTAATGGGGCTTGTATCGCCTCTACCTTCTCCATATCTTGCCTTGTAGGTCTACCTGCACCGCCGGGGGTTAGCAAGCCAATAACGCGCCCATAAGCTGAGGTTACGCAGTTTTCTACCCAAAAATTAGCATTTACGCCGCGGTCTGACCTAACCTCTAACGCATAATCTACAGCGCTTGGTTTCTCATCTTCATAATTTTTATAGGCCTCAGCTCTAATTAAAATATAACCGTTTTTTAGGTCTATGTCCTCTATGTAAGCTATTAAGCGTAACCCGGGAAACTCAGCCCGGGCTCTTTTAATTCTTGCGTTTACATCTTCATAGCCGTCTAAAAAGCTCATTTAGTTACCTCTTTTAAGGCCTTAGCTATATTGCGCCCTCTTAGGTAACCGTCCCCGTGGCCTTCACGGTATCCCGTACGGTAGGCAGCTAGCATAAACAGGCCTACTATTAGTACAGTTAAAGTAATTACAGCTATATCAGCTAACATATTTCACCCTTTGTTAAGGCTGATTAAACTACACTAAGTAGCCCTCTCAGCGTGTAGTAAAAGTATGACCTATAGCTGCGACATATTGCTAGCTTTCTAGCGGCGTGTCTTTCTTTGTGTCTTTATCAGCCTTAGATTTAAGCCCATTACCAGCAAGTACCCCGCCTAGAGCGCCTGTTAAAAATATAGCTAGGGTCTGTAACAGCTGTATAAAGTCCCTATCATTTGGCGCTTGCTGGCCTATTGGCTGTGTTACAAAGACTAGGGCATATACCGCGCCTGTCGTTATAGTTAAAAAAGTTACAGCTAACACCGCGCCTATGAAAAAGATTAGCCGGGCGTGTATGTCCTCGGGGGCTAATTTTGTACGTTCTCTACTCATTAGGGTTAATTAAGTCCTCTGTACATATGCCCGTTGCTCTGCATTGAGGCGGGTTACACTCTGGTTTTTCCCAGTTTTCATAATTCTGGCACGGATACCTAACCCAGCCATTATAGCCGCACCCTGCTAAGAGCATTGTAAGTACCAGAGCCCCTAGCAGGGCACGCACTATTTAGCGCCTATGCCGTATTGCTTCTCGTTGGGCTGTACTGCCTTTACTAACGGCCCAATTAACCCGGCAACAAAGGCGTTAGCCAATACTTTAGGGTCTGTAATACCAGACATATAAAGAGCTGCAACGCTTGCTAGCGCGGCGCGCCCATAGCTGTATAACGCTGCCTCTATTTGTTTTTTATTCATTTGTCTATCCTAAATGCCCCTTAGTTTATTTGGGTAAGTACCCCTACGGTATGAGTACCGCTAGCGGCAACGGCATATAATGCTTCGTGGTCGCCTACGGGTACAGTTAGTTTATCGCCATTATCTAATTTATAGCCATTACTTGTAGTTACGTTTGGGCCGCCTAAATAAATAGCGCCACCGCCTAGATTATGTAAATTAGCTGTTTGGTCAAAATCTGATTTAGGCACTATTACTACAGCCTGAGTACCTACCACTACTTGCGCGCTAGTCGGCATTTGTTACCCCTAACTTTGAGATTATCTTAGCGGCTTTTTTAGCATTTACACTTACCTCAAAGTGCATTTCATCTTTGCGGTTTTGGTAATCCCCGCCCCAAGTTAGGCCATACTTTTTAGCTAAGGCCCTAATCATTGGCACTTTATCGGCTGGAAACGTACCTACAGCTGCTAGCGGGTGTTTAGTGGCGTTTAAGTCTATTGCTGTACCGCTGCTATGGCAGCTTAGGCGGTCTGTACTGCCGCGCACCATACGGAAAGCATAACCCCACTCATCTAAAGCGCCCTCATCTATTGGCTCTATTAGCGCGTGAAACTCAGCGGCAAAACCTACTAGCAAAGGTGCTACAGCCTCAGCGCATCTTAGCTTTCTATTAGTGCCGGGTACTGCATAACTCTTTATGCCAATTTCTGCCGGGTCTTTACTGGCAGGCCAGCCGTTATAGCTTGTTAGCATAGTAATTTATTTTAGAATAATCGCTCAAGATGGTTACAGTGCTGATTCTTTATAAATTGTGCTTGGGCTCGGCAGGTGTTGGAACTAAAGCCTCAATTTCTGCATCTGTTAACCCTAATTTTTTATAGGCAGAAATCTTAATTAATCGCAATTCTGATGCCGCTAATTCCCTTGCTGCTTTTTCTGCTAAAGATTTACTTGCTTCGGCTTCTAATGTAGTTATTTCTTCTGGCGTGGCATCTCTAATAATTTGTTGACCTGTTAAAGCGTTGCATATTGATATTTTCATTATTTCTCCAAACCAAATACTGTAATTTCACCTGATAAATCTCCACCAGAGGCCTTAAAACGCATACCTGACCAACTTTGAGCAGAGCCCATATCTGCCGAGAAAGTATAGGCAGAGGTTGCACTTGCTACATAATACTGTCCTGATATTTGTAATTGCGCACTTGAGCCGCCAACAGTTCTAACATAGAAAAAACCGCCGCCCCTTGAGCCAGTTGAGCCAGTAGCGTTAGATACACGGATTTGTGCCGCGTTATTAGTACTTGCTGCTCCAGCGCCACCCGCAGCCGTAACTTCATAGTTTCCGCAGTAGTATCCACTTGTTGAAACTGTAGCTCCATACTTAAATTGCAACTCTAAATCAAGCGCCGCTACGTTGGCAAACATATAATTCATTACTACTAAATAATTATTGTAACTACTGGTAAAAACACTATCTATATCCGCTGCACCTGAAGCGGAAAAAGTTGCAGTAGTAATTTTAGTCATAGCACCGCTACTAGCGGCAGCCCACTTTAATCCTGTGGTTTCCGCAGAATCCGCTACAAGTGTGTGGCCGTTGGTGCCTACCGCTAGGCGGGCAAAGGCATCTGCCCCTGTGCCTACAATAAGGTCGCCCTTGGCATCAATTTCGGTGGCCATCGAGTTGGTGATTGTGACAGTTCCCGAAGTTCCGCCACCTGAGATTCCTGTTCCTGCGGTGACACCTTCGATGTCGCCCGAAGCAGGTGTTGCGAATTGGAAGAAGATAGCTGCGCTTGCGCTAGTGAAGCGAAGAACGCCACCTTGATTCTGAGCAAGAGCAAGTGATCCTGATGTTGTCACAGTTGCGGTTCCTGCGGTGATTGTGCAAACGCCTGCGCCTAAATTGATTATTGTGACAATGTCACCTGCTGCAAACAATCCTGTATTCACAGTGATTGTTGTTGCGCTGCCATTGCTCATTGATA